TATGCCGACATGATGCCGTTCCTTATGGCTGGCGGAGATGCAATACGCGAAGTAACAGATGGAATCTCAGATAACTTAGTCGTTACGGAAGAGGCGGCGCAACAGGCAAAGGAATATAAAGACGCGCTTGATGCTCTTGGCGATGCGTGGGTTGGATTAAAAAATAAAATCGGGCAGTTTGCTGTACCTGCGTTGACAGATGTTATTAATAATCTGGCAGGGCAACCTACCGAATTAATGAAAATGCAAGACACGGTTCTTGCCGCTGCAAAAGAAGCCTTTGATAATCAAAAAATAAGTGCGGGGGAATATCAATCTATTCTTGACAATGTTTCTACAAGCACTGGTACTTATACTGAATACGTTTCAAAGCTTAACTTCATGCTCGGTATATTAAACAAAACAAATGGTGATGCCGCCGAATCTACCGAGGGATTGTCCGAAGCGGAACTGGAGGCGGCAAATGCGGCCATTGCCGCTGCTGAAGCGCAAGCCAAGATGAAGGCCGAATTCGAGGATATCACGTCTCTTAGTGCAAGTTATGGCGATATCATTAGCCTTGCTGAAAATTACACGAGTCTGCTTGAAGAAAAAGAGAATCTTGCGATAGAGCGAAAGAAACTTATTAATCAAGGCTGGAGCGAAGAAAGTCAAAGAGTAAAGGACTTAGACGCCGACATCGCCGCCGTTGGCGACGAGATGGACAACCTTGCTAATAAAATGACGCTCGACATGTTCGCAGCTTCAATTGCCATCGGCGGTGTAACAGACGGCGAAATGCAGGCTTATTTCGATATGGCAGTTAATATGGGGGTGGTTAGCAGAGAGGCTGCCAATATGGCCTATCAGGCGTGGCTTGATGCTAAGGCGGAGGTTGAAGGAAATCCCATTAATGCTCAATTTACGGCCGATAATACAGAAGCGATGGAGACCATTGATGAGCTAAAGGCGGCTTTGCGTGGCATTGAAAGAAACATTGGTATAACAGTTAGTGTCAATCAAATGGGGCAAATTAGCAACCGTCCGATCACTGAAGGCACACGCGCGTCCGGCGGCGATGTAATAGGCGGCACGCCTTACATCGTTGGCGAACGGGGACCGGAGCTGTTCGTGCCTAACGCGAACGGGCAGATTATCCCGAACAATGAGCTATCGGATTATGCTACTGGCGCTGTGATTAACAACTATAACCTGACGATGCCGACTACCGCCCGCGCCGAGGACGTTCGTATGGCATTTGAGCTTATGGAGGCATGGAATAGATGACAGCTTTGGAACAGATGAAGTATTGGATCATTGTACCCAAATATGCCGAAAATCAGATAAAGAACCCCACTTTTGCGCATCCGGAGTTTGTAGCGGGTTGGACCGCATCCGGCGGAACTGTTGCAAGTTCTGGAGATGGAGCGCGTTGGGGCGCTTATTCAGCTAAGGTTACCCCGAATTCCGGTGTGGAATCTTATGCTTATTATTCCGGGTTGAAAGTAACAGCAAACCTGCCTTATACTTTTTCTTGCTATGTCAAAGGCGTTGCGGGGCAAGCCATGCGCATTCAGATCCGCCAAACAACCACGATTAAAGCAACTAAACAATTCACAGCTACCGGTTATTGGCAGAGGGTTGAAGTGAGCTATACTCCAACAGTCACCGCTACGGATTATAGAGTTTATGTGGTTAGAGATGTTGTTGCCAGCACCGCCCCATTCTATGTGGATGGCTGCCAATTTGAGCAGGATTCTAAGGCGAGCACTTTTTTTGACGGTTACTTCCCCGGCTGCCATTGGACGGGAGCAATTCGCAATTCTACTTCGGCAAGATCGGATAATACCGGCTTGGGCGGGGAATTATTGTGTATAAACGACTACGCAAAAGTGTTATCGGTGCACGGCTTTGGCATGGGCGATTGGAATCAGATCATGACCAAAATGACCAGCGGTGGGGATTTATACCAAACCCACATTCGCAAAAGCCGGAATATCAGCATGGTGCTTGCTTATTCGGGCAATAATCAGGGCGAATTGCAGGCGAACAGGAAGGTGATTCTTGACGCGCTGCGACCCGACCTGCTAAGCAACCTGCCCGTGAGAGAACAATTTGGCATTAACATGCCCGGTACATGGCGCGGGCACGAGCAGCGCATTATCCGCTATCAGGGATTTGACGCGAATGGCAACGAGGCTACCGAGCCGATTGACATCGTTTGCGTATTTCAACCGAGCCACGCCGACACACCGGACACACCGGTATTTCAGAAGGACATTCTGAACTTCACCGTTCCGAGCGGCCTGTTTCAAGGCGCATACCAGGAAGGCAAGGAACTTGACCTTTACGCCGACTTTCCTGCTGAACATATCGTCAAGCGCGATCCACAGGGCAACTGGTGCAAGTGGAATGGATCAGCTTACGAGAGTTTGATTACCGGGCTGAATGGGGAAGTTTATTGCATGGCAGAAGCGCCGGACGGCAAGATTTATGTTGGCGGCGCGTTTACCGATGCTGGCGGAATAACTACCGCAGACAGAGTGGCGCGGTGGAATCCGGTAACAGAAGCATGGGAAGCGTTGGGTATTGATTACACTGGCGCAACTGTCAATTACGTTAGAGCTATGGCTTTTGATGCGAATGGTGACTTGTACATTGGCGGCTTTTTCACCAACTTGGGCGGGTCAAACGGAGACCACATTGTCAAAATCACCGGCTTGGACGGAACTCCAGTTATAAGTCCACTCGGAACTGGTTTGAGCAGCGTTTGTTATGCAATAGCAATCGGCGCAGACGGTAGTGTGTATGCCGGAGGGGAATTTTCGTCCGCTGGTGGCGTAGCTAATACAGGTTGCATCGCCAAATGGAATGGCTCGGCTTGGAGTGCGTTGTCTACTGGACTAAGCATTGCTGTACTCGCACTTGTCTTTGCGCCAAACGGAGTTTTATACATCGGTGGGGCTTTTAAAGACGCCGCTTACCCTTATTTATGCAAGTGGAACGGAAGCGCGTTTTCAGCAGTTGATAAGAGCACAGATATTAACGGCATTGTTTGGACACTTGCGGTCGGCGAAACTGGTTGGCTGTACGTTGGTGGACAGTTTACCGACGCTGGTGGCATTGCAAACGCTGATTACATTGCGAGGTGGTCGGGCTCTAAGTGGGAAGCATTAGGGAGTGGAACAGATAATGCTGTTTATGAAATCGCTATCAAATCCGGCAAAGTCTATGTATCAGGTGCGTTTACTAAAGCTGGCTCGCTCACTCTTACAGACCTCGCAGCTGTGTGGAGTAATGGCGCGTGGCAACCGCTTGACATCGACCTTCCGAGTTATGGCTATGTTCGCTCAATTCTACCCGCCTCAGACGGCTCACTCTACATCGGCGGTACGTTTACAACCACAGGTTCAACGCCGGACGCGAACGCCGAAACTGGCATCGTCGCGCTCAACCTGAACGTGGCAAGCGCGTCGGCGAACACGTACCCGTTTATGCAGATTCACGGACCGGGAACATTGAAGTCAATTACAAATTACCGTACCGGCAAGTCGGTGATGTTCGACGGGCTAACACTGCAAGCCGGCGAATGGATAAGCCTGAACTTCGACCCATTACAACTTAGTTTTAGAAGCGGATGGGCGGGGCGCGGCAACCTTATGCGCTATATTATTCCAGGCTCTGATTACGGCGATTTCTATGTTAGTCCGGGCGCGAACTATATCTCGTTATGGATGGATGACACGGATGCCAATACCAAAGCAAGCATCGTTTGGACGCCGAAGTTCTGGGGCATTGATGGAGCGCTGCTATAATGAGATACGAGTTAGTCTGGTACACGCATGAAGGTGTCAGAAAAGGCGTAATTCAGGCGTTCAATTCGCTTGAGTACGTCAAAACGCAAAACGCTATTGGCTCACTAATCATTAACCTGCCGAGAAACCTGATGCAGTACGATCAATTCAGCGTCGGCGACATCTTCGAGGTGTGGCGGGAAAAGAACGGCACGCTGGAACTCCAAAACGAGACCGCCTATTTCTTGCAAAATTGGGAGTTCTGGACGGACAGCGAAGGGGCTGAGTACATTCGGCTGACCGCCTTTGACGCGAACTGGTTATTGGACACGGCTATTGTTATTCATAAATCAACAAGCGCACAGGCAGATAAAACCGCGATACCCGATGACATGCTGAAAGCAATCGTGCGTGAGCAACTTGGAAATCTTGCAGATGCAGACAGGCAGAGGCTATCGGTGGCATTAGACCTTAGCGCTGCGGGTGCAAGTATTACGAAGGCGTTCGCTTATAGGAACGTACTGACTGTTTTGGGCGAGATATGTGAAGTGGCGCAGGAAAAGAATAATGTTTGGCTTGGTTTCGACGTTGTCCGAACAGCACCGGG